ACCAAACAAAGATGTATGAGATATTATTATCTGTTAAAATGAAATTTAATATCTTAGGAGCAAAGATTCTCCTTCTTGGATCTGGGTTTGGGATAACCAAAATGTCCCGACTTGGACCTGCGTTGGATGAGTTTCGCTCCTTTAAGAATAATCCCCCTAGGAGAGGTGCACTCACAACAGCAATCCAAGGGATCAAGAAGAATGTTATTGTCTTGGTTCCTACCATGAAACAACCAGCAAAGAGATTCCAATTTATGACATTAATACTTCAGATTGCTTGGTCTGCCAAATCCTCTGCTGCATTTATCACTGGTGCTTTTTTCTCACTGCTCTCGATGTTTGCTGACAATCCTGGAGCTATGTTAAGGAACCTTGTCAATGACCCTGACATTGATGTGCAGATTGCCGAAGTGTCAGACGTCAATGATTCAAGGATAACACTTGCCACAAGAGGTCGCGGTATGGAGCGTTATGAGGAAGAGATAGTGCAGATGGTGGAAACACCACCGAAAGGAAGGGACAAGGCGTATCCATATGCAGAGAGTGATTATGTCAAAATAATTCCTCGCTCTACGGAGGACCTTCAGATTGCTATTCAGACCGTGACTGCGCAACTTTGGATCCTACTGACAAAGGCAGTAACTGCCATTGACACAGCACGTGACTCTGAGAACAGGCGCTGGATTAAGTACGAACAGCAGAGAAGAGCAGATGCTGATTACAGGTTGGATGAGGGTTGGCTGAATTTTGCCAGAGTGAGGATTGCAGCTGATCTTGCTGTGAGAAGGTATATGGTTGAGATTCTCATTGACGCAAACAGAGCCCCTTCCCCGAAAGCAAGAGTCCTTGAGCTGATTTGCGATATCGGGAACTATATAAGTGAAGCAGGGTTGGCCGGTTTCCACTTGACAATCAAGTATGGGATTGAGACTCGTTATCCTGCCTTGGCATTGAATGAGTTGCAAGCTGATCTAGGGACTATCCTGGCTCTGATGAAATGTTATGTTGAACTAGGAGAGAGAGCACCCTTTATGGTTATTCTTGAAGATTCAGTTCAGACCAAGTTTTCTCCGGGTTCGTACCCGTTGCTCTGGAGCTACGCCATGGGGGTTGGGTCAATGCTAGATCGAGCTGTCAACAACCTGAACTATGCAAGAAATTACCTTGAGCAGCCTTTTTATAACCTTGGTGTTGGGATGGTAGAAAAGATGGAGGGGTCGGTTAACAGGCATGTGGCTGAAGAACTTGGACTGACAGGTGAGCAAATTGCCCAGATCAAAGACCTGGTAAAGCAGGAGGCGGACCACTCTGGTGCTGTTCCAAAACATACATCCAGAACTGGAGTCGGCAGCGCCAAATTCAATCCTGCGAGCGTAGATGAACTTATCCCTAGTGATGAGGACAACCAAGACGATGATGATGCTACAACGTCCTATGGGAAACCATACAGACCCCAGATTGAGCTTGCAGAGAAACCAGACAGTGTGCCAATCAATGAACACCTTGCTCGAAAGTATGCAGACGCGGACACAGATGCCATGAGAGGGCAAGTAGCTGGGATCCTGAGGAAAGAAAGGAAGAAAAAGAAACACAGCAAGGAAAATGCACCTGGTGTGGTGCTCCCCGACTCGCAGAGCACAGGTGGGGACCTATCTGTCATAGACTCATAAATACACACTTGACTCCACAATCGCCTGATTCTAATCCCGACTGGATTTTATAATAGTTATGAAATAATCAATCATTTAATCTATTAAGAAAAACTTAGGAACAAGGTTCCTTCAAGTTGGGTCTATTTTCTTCTAAGTTTATCACTGCTCCATAGCAGTTATAATTAGATTACCCTGATGTCAGATTATAATCCTGATGTCCTCCAGCAGCTTGTCAAGGATGGAATCAAGACTATCGAGCTTTTACAGCAGAGTCCGGAAGACTTTCAGAAGACGTACGGCAGAAGTGCCATCCAGGAGCCGTCGACAAGAGCCAGAATCCAAAGTTGGGAGTCCCGCAATCCCGATCATGATTACACCGGTAATAAAAATCAGAGAAGCGAGGGAGCTAAAGAGAGAGCAAACAAGAGCGAGAGCGCGGGAACTGCTTCAGCTGATGGAGGACATGGAGATAAACCCTCAAATAACGGGGGTGACTCCCAAAACGAGTACCAAGGGTCAGATCAACAGGTATGGGATGCTGCGTATAATGATGGGAATAGTGGCGGAGCTTGGGGAGGTCCCACAGGTGGACTTCCCACGGCTGGAGAAAGAGGGTATCCTATCACAACAGGAAATCAAGAATTTGAGGGATACCATCCCGACGGTCCAGTTGATGCTCGAGAGTATAATCAGATAAGCTCCATGGATCATGAGATGTCTGCTGCAGAAACTTTGGGCTCGTCTACTCAGCTAACTACTATGAGAAACGCAACAACTGATGATTTTGCGAAAATTTTTGAGGAGGGGACACCTAAAGTGCACCGACGGCTGAGGGGGATAACTGCTGTTGTGCCGGCTCAAAAGCAACCAGGGGCAGTCGGTGGACCTGTTAAAAAAGGCACCGACGGGAGTACTGCATCGACACTTTTGGGGGACGTACCATTATCCGGGAGTGGTGCAATCCCCAATGTGCACCCCTCACTGTTACACCAACCCAAAAAGAATGCTCATGCGGAGAATGCCCAAGGCAGTGTGCAAGATGTATCGACGACCGGGGCTATTGGCCAAAGTGACGAGGCTGCACACTTTGATCAGGAGATTGAAGGAAAACTCAATCTTGTGCTTAAGGAATTAGATCTGATCAGTAAGAAGCTAGACTATCTACCGGAGATCAAAGAGGAGATCAGGAATATTAATAAGAAAATAACCAATCTTAGCCTAGGACTCTCTACAGTTGAAAACTATATCAAATCCATGATGATCATTATCCCTAGCTCAGGAAAGCCTGATGTGAATGACACGGCTGAGGTGAATCCAGATCTGAAGGCAGTAATTGGGAGAGATAAAACTAGGGGGTTGAAGGAAGTTACAACACACAGGAGTGATCTAGAAAGTTTAGACCTCCTAAGCCCAGCAACATCAGAAATAGACCCTAAATACCTGACTCAAGACCTGGATTTCACTAAGTCTAATGCCGCCAATTTTGTCCCAGGCAATGATGCCAGCTCATTTTATACCATTGTGGCTATGATCAAGGGTGAAGTAACTGATGTCAAACGTCAGCAAGAGTTGATCAAGTGGGTGTCTGACTCCATGAACAAACACCCCATGGGACAGATCTACCGTGTCGTGAGGGAGGCTCTGGATGCTGAAAGTGACAGCTCCTCAAGCTCAGATAGTGATTAGATGCCAAGGCAACCAGCTTACACATTATACAATTATTGTTGTTATTGTAACACTGGCTTTGAATTACTCTACTAAATTGCACAGAATGTATAATCATTAAGAAAAACTTAGGGCCAAGGTACAATGGCCGGGAATGCTGGAACAGCTGATTTCCTGAATTCCTCCTGGGAGGAAGGAGGAACTCTCACTGCCATTGACCCTGAAGCAGATGAGAGGGGAAGACTAATTCCTAAGTATAGAGTTATAAACCCCGGTACAAACAGCAGGAAGAGTGCCGGTTATATGTACCTATTGGTACATGGCATAATTGAAGAGAAGGATGTTGCAGGCGCATCAGCGAAGAACAACAAAACATTTGCAGCTTTCCCATTAGGCGTTGGGAGATCAAACGCTCTTCCCCAGGATCTTCTGGATAGTGTCGTAGGGCTTGATGTTACCGTGCGGAGAACAGCTGGGTCAAGCGAGATGCTAGTATTCGGTACTAGTAACATTAGCCCTGTGCTCACACCTTGGAAAGACATCCTGACCACTGGGGCAATATTCCCTGCTATAAAAGTGTGCAACAATGTTGACATGGTTGCTGTGGACAGGCAGCAGAAGTTTCGCTGCATCTTCTTGACAATCACAATGTTGACAGATGCGGGTGTTTACAAAGTCCCAAAGACCATTCTCGATTTTCGGATGGCTAATGCGGTGTCTTTCAATCTGCTTGTTGAACTGCTAATCGGGGCGGACATGACAGCGTCCGGCATCAAGGGCATAATTAATGATTACGGTGAGAGGGTGACGACATTCATGATTCATGTCGGGAACTTCCTCAGGAGGCGAAACAAAGAATACTCGGTCGACTATTGTCGTCAAAAAATTGACAAGATGGACCTTCGCTTTTCACTTGGTGCAGTGGGTGGCCTAAGTCTTCATGTCTGTATCAAGGGGAAGATGAGCAATGCCCTTAAGGCTCAGCTAGGATACAAAACCACGATTTGTTATTCTCTCATGGACACCAACCCGTACCTGAACAAGTTGATGTGGAAGGCTGAATGCAAGATCAACAAGGTGACTGCTGTTCTCCAGCCATCTGTCCCTAAAGAATTCAAGGTCTATGAGGATGTGCTGATTGACCACACTGGGAAGATTATGAAGTGAGTGCATACAAGCTAGGTTGTTTGGATCCTAAAACCAGCATTTGGATATAGAGTTCTCAATTTTTGCACTTTGAGCTATAGTTTTGTGCAATGTTGCATTGCTTGTTTACTTTAACTTTGGCCCAATATAATCCTCCGGCACGTGAATTGATACTCAATCTCAAGTCCTCATTCAAGATGCATTATTAGGTTATTCTATCATTTAGAATAGAGCATTCTACATTCAAGTATATGCTAGAATCTTGGAAAGATATGCACCTTGTTCTATAAAAAACTTAGGAGGACGGGGTCTACTTCTTATACCATTAGAATTAGTTTTAGAGATCCCTTCTTCGGGTGCAACTCAAGATCAATTATGAAGGTAACTATTTTGACAGCCTACATTGCAGCAAGTGTTTTCACCTGTTGCCACTCCCAGTTGGCCCTCAGTGAGCTCACCAAGATTGGCATTATCCCTGGGAGGTCATATGATCTCAAAACCTCGACTCAAGCTTCTTATCAGTACATGGTTATAAAACTTATTCCTAATGTGAATGGCTTAAACAACTGTACTAACAGTACAGTCGAATCATACAAGAAAATGCTAACAAGACTCCTGAATCCCATTGACGTAGCACTTAAGAAGATGAAAAATGCAGTCTCGGACAAGGCTCCAGAAAAGCTAGGCAACGTCAAGTTCTGGGGGGCGGTCATCGGTGGAGTTGCATTAGGGGTGGCGACTTCAGCGCAGATTACAGCAGGCGTTGCTCTTCACAACTCCATTCAGAATGCAAATGCTATTTTGACACTCAAAGATTCTATCAGGCAGTCTAACAAAGCAATACAAGAATTACAAACAGCTATGTCTACCACTGTCGTTGTGTTAAATGCTCTCCAGGACCAGATAAATAATCAGTTGGCCCCAGCTATAAATTCTCTAGGATGCCAGGTGGTTGCTAATACACTAGGTCTAAAATTAAACCAGTACTTCAGTGAAATCTCACTTGTCTTTGGCCCGAATTTGCGAGACCCCACTTCAGAAACACTTTCAATCCAGGCACTTTCCAGAGCATTTAACGGTGACTTTGATTCTATGCTGTCTAGACTTAAATATGATGACAGTGATTTCCTTGATTTGTTGGAGAGTGACAGCATCAGAGGAAGAATAATAGATGTGTCTCTAGAAGATTACCTAATTACAATTCAGATTGAGTACCCTGCTCTATTGACAATAAAGGATGCTATTATACAGACATTCAATTTAATAAGCTATAATACTAGAGGAACTGAGTGGATATCTATATTTCCTAAGCAGCTGTTGGTTAGAGGGACTTACATATCTAACATTGATATATCACAATGTGTTCTTGCTGCAACTTCTATTATATGCAAATCAGACACTAGTACCCCTATTAGTTCTGCTACTTGGGCTTGTGCTACAGGGAATGTAACTAGCTGCGCCAGAACTAGGGTTGTAAATGCTCATGTCCCCAGGTTTGCTCTCTCAGGTGGTGTTATATTTGCTAATTGTGCACCTGTTGTATGTAAATGCCAAGATCCGCTTTATAGCATAAATCAAGAACCCAAAGTGACAAATGTAATGGTCGATGTTGATGCCTGTAAAGAGATGTATCTTGATGGATTATACATAACACTTGGTAAGTCACAGTTACCCCGTGCTATGTATGCCGAGGATGTGTCTTTGGGAGGTCCAATAAGCGTGGATCTCATAGACCTGGGCAATGAGATCAATTCAATCAATAGTGCAATCAATAGGTCGGAGGAGCATCTGGATCATGCAAATGAGCTACTTGATCAGGTTAATCCTAAGATAGTCAATGTCAAGACCTTCGGGGTTATGTTGGGATTATTGCTGCTCCTGATACTATGGTGTGTTGTGACTTTGGTGTGGCTCATTTGCCTTACAAAACAAGTGAGTAGAGTGTCTTTTGGAGGAAGCATGGGTAGTCGGGCATCGACAGTTAATTCACTCTCCGGATTCGTGGGTTAACATAAAGAAAATGGTACTCTGGTTATAATATACATGATTAGTATTTGTGTTGACCCTTTACGGTACAATCCAGCTTAGGCTCTATCATTCCTATTTCAATAAGGCGCTAATCAGAAAAAACTTAGGGTGAATGCATACGCCCTACCTATCATCCTAACCTTGATGCAAAACAATACTTCTACAGATTTTCTGATTCAAGACGATGGAGAGGGATGTTACGATTGCCTTGTTTACAATTTACCTTGTCTGTATATTCTGGGGTATCTCATCTATTATCTGGTTTATGTACTTAACTATCCGTTTGTACATGATCCGGTCAGAGATTTATAAAAAGATCTCTATCCTTAACAATGAGGTTGTATTCTTGCAAGAGTTGTCTAGAGAGCATCCTGAGGTTTTGGTGAACGGACCACCCCCCTATACACAGGTATAACTCCTGGCTGGTGTTGCTTTCACTCGATCTGTTATTATCTATAAAAAACTTAGGGTCAATGCCTTTCCCTGCTGTTATTGTGGTGGCTTTTTTGTTGGTTTATTTCACCATTAGGCTTCTGCTCATTTATTGCATACCTAACTCGAGAAGCTAAACATCAGGTGATGACTTCTGATTATGAGGATCCGGCTTCGATGCCTTCTTGCTATGGTTCGATGAGGAGTTCAGGGGCCACCTATAAGGCTACCCAGATTAGAAGGCCTTATCAGAATGGAGTTCCTAGGAGTTTGAAATCTGGTTACTCCACAGCTACAGCGAGGAAGAGTACAAATATATATTTTGCATTCATCCTCTTCGTAAGTAGTGTTAACATGGCTATGCTATGCTACATAATCATCTCCATGGAGGCTAAGAATTGTGCTCCTGAGAAGCCAGCAACTCGGCCACTGCCTAAAGTTGATAACCAGAATTGTCCTGAACTCGATCAGATATCTAGCAGTATCAACACAATGATGCACGCTCTGACATATACCCTTCCGCAGGTACTGACATCTAACAAGCATGCTCTGGTTTCAAGATTAAATCACCTTGCTTTTGAGCTGAGAGAAACAGTTCGCATGAACAATCTTGATCTTAATGTACGACTGGGATTGAACCGAACAATTGCTCTGAGAACAGGCTCAAATACAGCTAAGATAACAGCCACATCCAGCGGTCCAATTGGATCTACTAAACCCCCTCTGGTTCCTGTGTTTACTCTGGTGCCTCCTCGTGCTACTAGCAGGGTGATGTTTTATCCGCTTATGAAAGGAGAGAGAAACATGATGTCAGATGAAAATCTTGAGAATGTCAGAAGGCTGAACAAGCACCACAACCCTAACAATGGGGGTGTGCAGGATGATATAGCTGTTCTAAACCCCGCTTTCTAATACCCAGAAAAGTAATGACACATCTCTCCATAACCAAATCACTACTCATATAACAGGCAGCTTTATTAAAATGATGCTTATGAGTTAATTTGTGCTTCTGCTAACGCACCAACACATGACTTCAATATACTAAGAAAAACTTAGGGTCAACGATCCTACTTTTCCACTAGATGCAATCAAATGAGTCAGTTGGCGGCACACAACCTTGCCATGTCGAATTTCTACGGGACCCATCAGGGAGATCTCTCTGGATCACAGAAAGGCGAAGAGCAACAGGTGCAAGGTGTAATCAGGTATGTTTCTATGATTGTTAGCTTGTTGAGCTTGTTTACCATCATTGCCCTCAATGTGACCAATATTATTTATATGACAGAGTCTGGTGGTACTATGCAATCGATCAAGACAGCCCAGGGCTCCATCGATGGCTCAATGAGAGAGATCTCTGGTGTAATTATGGAAGACGTCAAACCTAAGACAGATCTGATTAATAGCATGGTCAGTTACAATATCCCGGCTCAGTTGTCCATGATACACCAGATAATCAAAAATGATGTTCCCAAACAGTGCACACCTTCATTTATGTTTAACAATACTATCTGCCCCTTAGCTGAAAATCCAACTCACTCCAGGTATTTTGAAGAAGTCAATCTGGACAGCATCTCTGAATGCTCTGGCCCCGATATGCATTTAGGGCTAGGAGTGAATCCTGAGTTCATTGAGTTTCCGTCATTTGCTCCAGGGTCAACAAAGCCGGGTAGTTGTGTTCGGCTTCCTTCTTTCTCTCTAAGCACTACTGTTTTTGCATACACCCACACGATTATGGGGCATGGCTGTTCCGAGCTTGACGTGGGTGACCATTATTTTTCAGTTGGGAGGATAGCTGATGCAGGCCATGAAATTCCTCAGTTTGAGACAATTAGCAGTTGGTTTATTAATGACAAGATAAATAGACGGTCTTGCACTGTAGCGGCTGGAGCCATGGAGGCATGGATGGGATGCGTGATCATGACTGAGACATTTTACGACGACCGCAACTCCCTTGATACAGGCAAGCTGACAATATCATACCTTGATGTTTTTGGGAGAAAGAAAGAATGGATTTACACAAGAAGTGAGATCCTATATGATTACACATATACCTCGGTATACTTCTCTGTTGGGTCTGGTGTTGTAGTGGGCGACACTGTTTACTTTTTGATCTGGGGGAGCCTATCATCTCCCATTGAAGAGACAGCTTACTGCTTTGCTCCAGACTGCAGCAATTACAATCAGAGGATGTGCAATGAGGCTCAACGCCCATCCAAGTTCGGTCATCGCCAGATGGTCAATGGGATACTCAAGTTCAAAACAACATCAACTGGGAAACCTTTATTGAGTGTCGGGACTCTTTCTCCTTCTGTGGTACCATTTGGCTCTGAGGGGCGTTTGATGTATTCTGAGATTACCAAAATTATTTACCTGTACCTTAGGTCAACATCCTGGCATGCTCTCCCTCTAACCGGACTATTTGTTCTTGGCCCCCCTACTAGCATCTCATGGATAGTACAAAGAGCAGTGTCTCGTCCAGGGGAGTTTCCTTGTGGGGCTTCAAATCGCTGCCCTAAAGATTGTGTAACAGGGGTTTATACCGATTTGTTCCCTCTAGGCTCTAGATACGAATATGCTGCAACAGTCTATCTTAATTCTGAGACTTACAGAGTCAACCCGACACTGGCCCTTATCAACCAGACAAATATAATAGCTAGCAAAAAGGTAACAACGGAGTCTCAACGAGCTGGTTATACTACAACAACCTGTTTTGTTTTTAAGCTGCGAGTCTGGTGCATCAGTGTGGTGGAGCTTGCTCCCTCAACGATGACTGCTTACGAGCCTATTCCGTTCCTCTACCAGCTGGATTTAACTTGCAAGGGCAAAAACGGGAGTCTGGCTATGCGGTTCGCCGGGAAAGAAGGGACTTATAAATCTGGCAGATACAAGTCTCCCAGAAACGAATGCTTCTTTGAAAAGGTCAGCAATAAGTATTACTTCATTGTGTCCACACCTGAAGGGATCCAACCTTACGAGATTCGGGACCTCACACCTGATAGAATGCCTCATATAATTATGTACATATCTGATGTTTGTGCTCCTGCATTAAGTGCATTCAAGAAACTGCTCCCGGCTATGCGGCCTATAACTACCCTAACAATCGGCAATTGGCAGTTCAGACCAGTGGAGGTGAGTGGGGGACTCAGGGTGAATATAGGTAGGAACCTGACTAAAGAGGGTGATTTAACCATGTCAGCCCCTGAGGATCCAGGCTCTAATACCTTTCCTGGAAACCATATACCTGGAAATGGAATACTTGATGCTGGCTATTATACGGTTGAATACCCTAAAGAGTAGAAACAGACAACACCTAAGTCCAGTGGAGGGGGTAACATGATTGAGAAGAATAAGACCCCAGTTATTCCTTCAAAAGACAGTCCAACCTCTGAAAGCAGCACTCTTTATCGAGAGAGCGTTGAGCCCATTAGACCTACACGGGAAGTTCTAAAGAGCAGTGATTATATCACGATAGTGAGTTATGACAGCGGGTCGGGATCAGGTGATTTTGCCACTGGGGGCCCCTGGACAGGCATATCACCTAAGGCTCCTCAGAATGGAATCAATCCACTTGGTACTAGGCTGCCTCATTCAACTGCCCTGGAAAGAATAAATACTCCTGCACCTTTGGATTCAGAGACTTCAGTCGACTCTGATCACACTGGGAACACGATTGATCCGACAGCATTATCCAGGCCTCTAAATCATGACACGACCGGAGATACAGATACCCGGATCAATACTGAGACTGCTACTCATGGATTCACTCCAGGAAGAGAAGCAACCAGTAGCGAGAGACTAACAAATGACTTGACCAATTCTACAAGTGTACCCTCAGAGACACACCCAAGTGCATCCACCAGTGAAGCCAGCAAGCCAGAGAAAAGCACCGACAACAGGGTGAATCAGGACTCAACATCGGAATCAGCAGTGGAATCCACCACAAACGCACCTGTAGACGACAAGCATTCAACACGACCCGCAAAGACTAGACCTAACACTGCAGACCCAGAAAGTACTTCTCAGCACAGTTCATCAACAACGAGGGATGAGGTCAAGCCCAGCTTACCAGGCACAACTGAAACAAGTACCCACCAACGCACGGAGGTAACTACAACACCTGAACTGGTCAACAACACGTTAAACCCCCCGAGCACACAGGCAAGATCAGTGAGGTCACTGATGCAGGATGCAATAGCTCAAGCATGGAACTTTGTACGCATAGTAACACCGTAAGCACTCACACTGCCCCTGCAATCCCTACAACCACCTCAAACCCGTACCTATACAATAAAGGTATCACAGAGACCATACGATCTACCTCAGATGTAAGATTATCGACTGTCAAGCCCACCATTCCAAATAGTACATCACATATAGACACCACTTCAACTGCTCCTTCAGCACATTCAGTGTCATCCTTGTTTACAACACCTGCTGCTGTGATCGTTGACACCTCCAGCAATGATAGTCGGGGTCGTGCAACGGACCATTATACTTTTATTTCAGGTGGTGAGGTATCTACGGATCATACCAAGACCCATGGTCCTACACGACATCCTGTAGCTGAGGATAAGAGCCTTCATTTGATCAGATTAATCACTAGTGATTGTAATATAGAGTATCCTGTAGCACAATTGGAGGATCTTTCTAAATGGTCCATCAGCTCTCCACGGAATCAGCAAGAGCACTACACAGTTAGCAGTCAACCCTCCTGCATAGGTTATGTAACACAGTCTGCAGATATGATGAGCAAGAAGCTGAACACCAAGCCATCAATTCCAAACATAGATCCAGATGATCTAACTGTACCTTATGCTTATACTTGCACAAATAACAGCGATACATATCTGATCCCATACCTCTCTGGAGGTGGGTCAGAAGGCCCTGCTCGCGGCCAGTCAATATCGGGATACATGAACGGACGTTCTGGGGGGATAGACGAGGTGTCAGGGGGATTCATATACTATATGTTGCCTGTATCAAAAGTTGACTTACACTTAAGAGTGCGGGATATTAGGCAGCAGGGGTACCAGTATGCATGCTTGGCACTCGATATCTGTGGCTACACCTTAATTGCTACACAATCAGACGATACCACTATATTCTATTTTGTAATCAACCCTTCTGACGGAGTCAGTGTGTATGAAGTATTGAACCTAGAATCTGTGTGTGTCCCCGCTCTGAAAGTCCTGACAGATGAATCTCAGTGGTTATACGGTGTTGTTGATCCGATAATTATATCTGGAACCATGTCCCTAGTGCAGGTTAATGATTACCACTATAGTGCCATTTATGCAACAAATAGTTACTGTTCGACTAGAATACTCAAATCATTTTGGGGTTATTTTGCTACACCTGCAATAATGAAATATTTGATATCTAGATGAGGTAATTAATCCTAAATAACCCTCCAGGCCTTGGAAATAAGAGAAATGTAGCCTACGAGTGCGTGCTCTTTTGAGGGATTTCTAGGGCGTTGTACAGTGATAATAATAATTGATAGTTATTCTGAGGCCTGGACTTTAGTTTAAATTGATGTGAGTGAAGCTCAATCAACTATTGTCTTGTGAACTAAGAAAAACTTAGGACTAATGTCCTAACTCAATTAACTCTGGATTCCTCATGCCGGATATGTTATGATCTCGCTGTGATTCTGGAATGGCGCACCCGACTATATCAGATGTGCTCTATCCCGAATGCCATCTAGATAGTCCTATCGTGACTGGGAAACTCTATTCACTACTGGAAAAGGGAGGATTCCCTCATAGAGAAGAACTGAATGACAAGACCCTAGATAAGAATCTCAAACTTAATACACACTACATCAGACACCTTCAAACCACTATAGACCAGAATGCCTTAAAACGTAAGCTGCTAGAGAAGTACCCAAACTTAAATAAGCTAACTCCTATACCATATCCTTATGGGAATAAATACTTATTCAGGATCACAGATGTGGAATATACTCAGGATATAAGCTCTGTACTGTCGCTGGCTTCAACATGCTACCGCAAGATATCTACTCGCATAGTCAAGCTCAGAGACCTCACTGCCTCAAAGCTGGGAATAAACAAGGCAATACCTACAGATAGGGTTGATCACGAGGCTTCGATGATCACCAAACTTCCTTCAGTTATGGAGGGTGGGAGATGGTATGAGCCTTTTTTGTTCTGGTTTAAATGTAAATACACTATGAGAAAGCTCATTAAGAGGAACACTAAACTCAGGTATAACTCATATCAGAATGAAATCATATCCGATACTTCAGTGCACTTTATAGCTATTAATAAACACATGTGTTTAATAGTTAATAAGAGGAATTTACACATATATTATTTTACACTTGAAATGGTCTTAATGTTCTGTGATGTTTTAGAAGGCAGGGTTATGATAGATCTCGGTATGACTTGTGATTTGAGGTTTGAGGATTTCAAACATAGAGGGCATAATCTTTGGGAACTAATGGACTCATTATTTGAGGATTTAGGTAATGACACTTATGATATGGTGGCTATGATTGAACCTCTTGTTTTAGGGTTTCTACAGTTAAAGGATGATTCACTCCTTCTCCGCGGGGCTTTCCTACAATTTTGCTTTAATGAGATACAGGAAATGTTGATATCAAAAGGATTTGATAACCCTCAAGACATTGCTTCAGTGATAGAATCACTTACCGCTATTTTCTTGACTAAAGACATCCATATGACAGGAGAATTCTTCTCATTCTTCAGAACATTCGGTCACCCCACTCTTGAGGCAGAAGAGGCTGCAGACAAGGTTAGAGCACATATGAACAAGCCTAAACTTGTCGACTTTGAAATAATGATGAAAGGGCATGCTCTCTTTTGTGGAATAATAGTGAACGGGTTCAGAGAGAGGCACGGAGGGGCTTGGCCTCCTCATCATTTTCCAGAACACGTGAGCTCCATCATTAAGTCAGCCGCCGCTAACAATGAGGCTCTTACTCATGAGGTATGTATACAAGAATGGAAATCTTTTGTGGGATTCCAATTCAAGTGTTTTATGCCACTGACTCTTGATGAGGATCTGACCATGTATATGAAAGACAAAGCTTTAGCAGCTGTGAAAGCTGAATGGGACTCGGTGTATTTAAGAGAGAATATGGCTTATCCCCCTCCGAAACAGACTACTTCTCGGCGACTCGTGGAGGTCTTCCTCAATGATCATAATTTTGATCCAGTGAACTTGATCAACTATGTACTGAGTGGGGATTATTTGGAAGATAAAGAGTTCAATTTATCTTACAGCCTTAAGGAGAAGGAGATTAAGAGGGTAGGTAGACTCTTTGCTAAGATGACTTACAAGATGAGGGCATGTCAGGTGGTAGGAGAATCATTGATTGCGACAGGTGTGGGACAATATTTCAAAGAGAACGGAATGGTCAAGAATGAACATGAGTTGCTTAAAACTTTGCACAAGCTGTCGGTATCCTCTGTTGCACGTGATAACAAGACTGGGAACAAGTCAGAGGTCAAGCCGAGAAGAACCAGTAAGGGGAAGATACTATATAGTGAAAATGTTGATATTAAAGATATCCAGTATGAGACTATGAGCACATTCTTGACAACTGACTTACAGAAGTTCTGCTTAAATTGGAGACAAGAAACCACAAACATATTTGCACAAAGGCTTGATGAAATTTATGGGTTACCCGGCTTCTTTTCATGGCTCCATAAACGGTTGGAGAAGTCGACTCTTTATGTATCTGATCCAAATTGTCCTCCTTACAATGATATGAGGCTTGGGATTGACGACGTTGAAAATCGACAGATTTTCATCAAAAATCCTATGGGTGGTATTGAGGGCTATTGCCAAAAGATGTGGACTATCATAACTATACCCTTACTATTTCTGAGTGCATATGAATGTGGGGCAAAGATAGCAGCAGTAGTTCAGGGTGATAACCAAGCCATAGCTATAACCAAGAGGGTTCATCCTAATATACCTTATCGCCAAAAGAAGTTCCTGTGTTCTCAGCTAGCTCAACAGTACTTCAATAGATTGAGGCAAAACATGGCAGGTATAGGGCACAATCTGAAAGCGAATGAAACCATTGTGAGTTCGCACTTTTTCATTTATTCAAAGAGGATATATTACGATGGACAAGTGTTGTCACAAGCTCTAAAACCATTGTCTAGATGTGTATTTTGGTCAGAGACTGTTGTGGATGAAACTCGATCCGCTTGCAGCAATATATGCACTGCTGTTGCAAAGAGCATCGAACAAGGTTATAGTAGATGGATTGGTTACAGTATTTGCATTTTCAAAACACTTCAGCAAATTGTGATATCATTGAGGTATACTATTAATGACTCCATGACTAAAGATATTACAGATCCCCTGATTAAAAACCCAAACTGGATACTCGCTGCTACACTACTACCTTCACAATTGGGGGGATTCAACTATATCAACATTGGTCGGTTATATATTAGGAATATAGGAGACCCAGTCACAGCCTCATTAGCTGATCTAAAACGAATGATTAAAGTCGGGCTTCTTGATGAGCGGATTCTGCAGAAAGTTATGCATCAGAAACCTGGAGACTGCACATATCTGGACTGGGCCAGCGACCCTTATTCTATAAACATTCCATCGTCTCAAAGTGTTACCATCGTATTAAAGAATATAACTGCCAGAATGATACTTCAAAATAGCAGAAACCCTATGCTAAGTGGACTATTTCATGATGATTTTGACCAGGAGGATCGAGATCTGGCCAGATTCCTTCTAGACAGGGCAATTATTATTCCTAGAGCAGCTCATGAGATTATGGCCAAGTCATTAACTGGTGCACGCCAAGAGATTGCTGGTATGTTGGATTCTACCAAAGGATTAATCCGGAATGGCCTCCGGGCCGGTGGACTAAGGCCCCGACTAGTTGAGAAATTATCACTTTATGATTATGAACAATTCCGGGTGTTTAACAACCTGATGTCAGTAAAGGAGAACAGCATCTTAATTACTGCTGATGCCTGTGCAGTTGAATTGGCTAGGCGCATTAGAAACGTGATGTGGAACCATCTAACTCATGGAAGGCCGATTTATGGGCTTGAGGTGCCTGATACCATTGAGGCAATGAATGGGTTTCTTATTGAAAGCTGTTCCGATTGCTACTATTGCCAGGCCAATAACCAGGAGTTTTGTTGGTTCTTTGTACCTAACCACTGTGAGCTAGACCAAGTCAAGAAGGAGTCCAACAGTATCAGGGTCCCTTACTTTGGATCAACAACTGAGGAAAGGAGTGAGATTAAATTATCAAGTGTTAGATCAGCATCACGTGCCCTCAAAGCTGCCATTAGGATTGCTACCGTTTATACCTGGGCATATGGTGATACTGATGAGTGTTGGGATGAAGCTTGGTATTTAGCTTCCTTTAGAGCAAATTTAACACTCGCTGAGTTAAAAGCAATTACACCCATATCGACATCTAACAATATTGCCCATAGATTGAGGGATAAGAGCACCCAGATGAAATATTCCGGTAATTCTCTTAGCCGCGTGAGTCGTTATACCATGATCAGCAATGATAATCTGAACTTTACCAGAGACGGTAATAAGATTGATACTAATTTAGTGTATCAGCAAGTGATGTTGTTGGGCCTCGCATCTCTAGAGGATCTTTTCAGGTTTAACAAAACCACAGGTATGGAGAACACGGTATACCACCTACATGTAGAAGAGAACTGCTGCGTGATAGAAATGGAAGACCACCCTTATGTTGTAACAGAGGAGCCTCCACCTGTCTTGAGAGGTGTGTACAACAACAAGTTAATTTATGATGATCACCCCTTAGAGGATAAGGAGGTGGAGAACATTTATAAGCAGACCTATACATCAGCCATACTTGATTTCCCAAGGTATAATATTCAGGAGTTGAACACAGTGCTGGCTCAGTCTCTATCAATTACTATTATTGACATTATCACCCGTGAGAACAAGGACCATCTAACCGAGTTTAAAGTTCTTGCAAACGACGATGATGTTAACAGTCTTATAACTGAGTTTCTATTAGTGGACCCTTCAGAATTTGTCCTATACCTCGGCTTAGCAGTGGCTATTAACTGGTCCTTTGATATTTATTATAGAAGGCCACAAGGGAAATACCAGATGGTGGAATACTTGTCATCATATCTGAGGATAACGTCAAGGTCTTTTATAAATGTATTTGCTAATGCCCTGTCACACCCTAGAGTTTTCCGAAGGTTTTGGGACGTGGGATTGATCGAGCCAGTCTACGGGCCTAACCTCAACACCCAGAATTTCAACCTTATTGCTATTGAACTGCTAATCAGAGGTTTTGAGGTTTATCTAGACTACTGGTTAGATGGGGAGACTGCAGAATATATGCTGCCTGAGAGTGTACAAGATATTGTTGATCAAAGATACGAGAGTATTCAGTCACGTCATCTATGTATAATTTGCTGTTTATACCTTGAACGAGAATATATGCCAAAGATTCTTGGTCTGACATCAATTGAAAAGTGTAGCCTTCTGACTGACATTCTCCAAAAACATAAATACACTACTCCTCAGTTCTTTACCTGGAATCTTGAGCCGCTGCCTGTGGTAGTCTACCCTGTCTCTCTTACCTACATACGCCGAGGCTCTGTTAAACATCTGAGGTTAAGAAGGATGATTCAGTTTAACGATCCCGTCGCTGATAAATCAAGGATTGATCCACTTAACATGAAAAGTTTTGTTGTTCAACGGAACAACGTTGCAGGGATAACTACATCCTTCAAAGCATTTCAGGCAGTGCTCCTTATCAGTGATGACTTCAGAAAACTGCAGGGGCTGGAAGAATATTTACCGACAAAGAATCGATGGGAAGCACATGTCCATAGACGAGTCGGTGTAAATTCCACATCCTGCTACAAAGCCTGTGAAATAGGAATATACATCATAAATAAGATGGATACCAAAGGGCCTAGACTATTCCTCGGTGAGGGATCAGGATCCATGCTTACAACCTATTACATGCTTCTGGGTCCTTCTAAGACTTATTATAACACTGAGGTCTTGAACGTAGGCTTAGTTGGACAGAGAGTTTTCCAGGTCTTCCCTTCTGAAGTAATGTTGGTGTCACATAATAACCCAAGAGATATGGGACTCGAACATGATATCAAGGTCTTGTTCAATGGCAAGCCGGAGTGCACTTGGGTTGGTGATATGGAATGTTTTTCATATCTCATGAATTCGGTTGAAGCACACACCCTCGCACTAGTGCATAATGATATGGAATCATCCCTTGAGAAATCACCGGAGACCATCTTACTAGAGCAAGTTCATAGCTTGTGTATAGCTGTTAACCTTACAAAAGATGATGGGCTTTATATCACAAAGGTTGCCCCTAGATCTGGAGATATGAGCCATATACTATTAAGCTTATTGTACCATTACTTTAGTGAAGTTACATGTTTTATACCAGCCTACAGCAACAGTTGTTCCCCTGAATGTTATCTGGTATGTAGTGGAAAGAAGTATCATAGCTTAATCTACCCTGAAATTATAATGCCTGGGATAAGCAAAAGTAACTTTGCAAAAAACATTATTATCAGCCAGAACATATTGGACATGAAATTTAATATGCGGAAGAGTCTTGTTAATGAACTAAAGCTATATGGTGACTACCTACAGTCCACTCTTCAGAGCCTAGATGAAACGGAGAAGCTTCTTATGTCCTATGGGTTTCAGATTAATGGTCCTAAGCTCATTAAGCAGGTTACTGGACATGACGTGGGTTCAGGTTCTCATAACCTCAAGGCTTATATCAATTCAAGTGTCAATAACATCATCAATTACTGTGACACGGAGAGGACAACTAGTCACTTTCTTGAACCTTACCCACTAGCACGCGATTCAAAACTTAGGGAGCTGATGGACTCATTATGTAAAAAGATCTGTGTTTACATTTTATTATACATGAAAGAGACAAATAAGGAGTCTCGTCGCAGCCTGATTAATATGATTAGAGGGAAAGTACTCAGGGTATCACTTAGCTCTAACATTACAAGAAGTATAATACAGGACTATCTGCTTAAGAAACTGTCGAAAACCAGTGTGAACTTACAATGGGCTTATCCATTGCCTACAGCAGAAGTTAAGATATGGTGGAAGATAGTGGGCTACTCTGTCCTACACAAAGAATCTTAAGGATTTTGAGTTAACGGGCATCCAACACCATTACCTTATGACAGCAGGTCTGTCACTATACCCATATCAAAATATTAAGAAAAACTTAGAATTTATATATCCTTTGTCTGGT